CAGTGGATCTTAATGGATGGTAAAGACAGGGCATTTGCGATGTCTTTGTTTTTGATTTCCTTTGCTTCTTCTAGTGTTTTACCTATAAGCATATCAATGAGTTCCGAAGAGGAAGCAATCGCTGATCCACACCCATAGGTTTTAAACTTTACATCCTCTATTATATAGGTGTTATTGTAAGGTTGGCATTTGATCTGTAGTCTCATGACATCACCACATGCTGGTGCTCCTACCATACCTGTACCAACATTCTGTTCTTTAGGATCGAATCGTCCGACGGAAAATGCTTCTGGGTTTTTCAGCACATCCTCAAATCTATCTACTACTTTACTTGAATATGCCATTAATGTATTTTGTCATCATCAGTTAAGACTCTATCTTCAAATCGTTTCGATTTAGATTGGATATCATCCACAGCATCATCGTTGAGTAAGATTTCCTCTGCGAGTGATCTTGCAGTCTTATCTAAGTAATCTCTGACTCGTTTTTGACCAGTCTGTTGTGAAATAGGGTTTAACATTCGTTTTTCTAAAATCTTCATCCATTCTGTTGCTGCGGAATCATATAGTTTTATGTATTCTGGATTCATTATTGCTCTAAACAGAATATCTTCTTCTTTAAAGAATAGCACTGCTTCTTTTGCCATTGCTGTAAAAGGCATAAAGTTTGCGATTGTTTCTTTGTTGTCAGGCATTGACGATAAGGATACAGACATGGGTGCCCATACTTCTATACCCCTCTGTGAAATCCAACCTCCAGATTCTCTTTCCCTTACCATACCAACTATTTCTTGTCCGTTCTTAAACCTGATCACTTCGTATCTTTTTGGGGTTGCTTCATAGTTTGATTTCATGTATTTGGTAATCGAATCCTTCAGTTGTATAGATATTTATACGATCTCTAAGGTGACGAATCGTGTAGTTATCACCATTAAGATTGTCAGCAATATCGTACAATTTAACTTCAGTCTTATCGTCACTTATACGCAGTCCTCTACCGATACTTTGTAGATTCCTTATCTTAGATTTGCTTGGAGAAGCAAATACAATATTATCAATACGACGAATATTAATCCCAGTAGAGAATGTCCCATAGGATGCAAGTATACAAGCATCTCTACTTTCCTCAACCAATCCTCTAACTTGCTCGCGATCTTTCGCATCAGTTCCACCATAAACATAATGTAATTTCTCCTTTAATATGGGTTGCATCATATTGTAAAGTACAACTCCATGTTTCTCAACATATTGGAACAACACGAGTGTGTTTCCCTTTAAACTTTTAACTAGATTGACAATAAACTTATTGCGTTTCTCATTAGATACCAAGTAATCCATTTCATCTTGGTATGTCATCTTTGATTGTTTGGGGTGATTTAAAATCAAACAATGTATGCCCAACTTAGCAACTGTTCCCTCTTCCATCAGATCATAGGTAGATACCACCTGAGTGAATGGTCCGAACAATCCTTCTAATTGTAATCTATGCACTTGACTGTTATCTAATGTACCTGTAGTTCCAAACCTGTAAGTGACATTCTTCATCTTTTCTAAGATACTTGTAAGTGTCTTTGCCTTAAACAAGTGTGCCTCGTCACCCACCACTACATCGTATTGGTTCATCCATTCTTTGGGTGCTTTACTAAAAGATTGCCATGTAGATATAGTCACATTAGCATCAAAGTGTTCTTGACCTGAATAGATCTTACATATGGGTTGATCATAACCATATTCCGCAAAGTCTTTTGCCATTTGCTCAACCAATGAAGTGGTTGGTACGATGATCAATGTTTTACATTCATCATCACCTGTTGCTCTTGCCTTTTTATGCTCATACCATTTGTGAAGCATGTATATGATCAAAGACTTGCCACTAGCAGTTGGTGATACTAGCAATCTTCTATTCTTAGATACTGCCCTTTGTATTGCTTCTAACTGATAGTCTCTGGGTTCAAAGGGTAGATCTAAAGTTTTTGCCCACTCTTTGATTTCTTCAAGTGTGCGATTCTCCGCATAGTTTACTAGACCATCGGTTTCTAATTCATAGTTATGTTCTTTACAAAATTGATAGATGTAAGGGAATAAACCCATATAGATCTTATGGGTTTTGATATTGAATAGACGGATGTATCCATCCCAGAAACGATTGCGAACTGCTGGCATGAATTTTGCTCCAGGAACTTCAAAAGAAAAGAAGTCAAACAATTCGCGATAGATGCTATCGTCAGCATCAATTACCATATGGACTTCGTCCACTTTGGTTAGTTTTACTTTCATTATCTATATGGGAAACCTTGTACCCATCCAACTAATGAAATGCGTGTACCTGCTAATACAGGTGTCACTTGATGAAATAAAAAAGAAGGGAATGCTAAAAATGTTCCCTTTGCTTTACACGACCATGGTACAGTAGCAATCATAGAATCTAAATCAAATTCTTTACGACCACCATCTCTGCCTAGATCCCAGAACTGTTTCCAGGGTTCTATGAATTGAAAATTACCACCCTCATATTCTTGGGGATCGGTCAACTGAATGACCCAAGACAATTTTCTATGCCTACCATCGGGACCTATCTCACCACCATGATCAGCATGCCAGTGATAATAACCACCTTTCTCACCGACTGGTGCACCATTATAAATGGTGTATTGTAAGTTCTCTTGGTAACATAAATCAAAGTTCCAACCACCTTCATGATTAGCACGATTAGTCATTTCAACTACCTTACCCATTAGATGCTCAGGTAATTTTCCTGGTTCGAACCAACCTGTTACAGATTTACGAGATCTAAAATCTACTAGATCTTCTTCGTCTTTCATGTCGGGATCATGTTTTCCTAGTCCGACTTTACCTGTACCCAACTGTATGTGTCTTGCTAACTCATGAAACTGATCACATTCTTCTGCTGTAAAAGCACCTGGAATCTTATAAAAATAATTGTTTAATATCATTAAGCACCAGCCATAAACTTTCGCCACTCTATAATGTTCTTGATAGTTTGGTGTCTCCACTTTAACATATCAATAATTTCAGAAATGTATTCTATAGTAATCTTGGCAATGTCTAATTTGTTTTTCATAATTTGTAAATCTTTATCACTTTCGAAGAAGTAATTGAAATCACCTTTCATAATCTTAAGTCCATTGAAAGGATCATAATCCCAACCAAGATCTTCGATCTCTGATTGCGATAGTTTGCCATTGAACCATAACCACTTGTTCTTAAGCAGTTCTTTGTATTTCAAATTCAATTTTTTCTCAACTAACTTCCAGTCAGTTAAGTATTCTGAGTATTTAGCATGAAGTCGAGGGACGTCTAAAGATGAGACATCTAACTCAATATCATTGATGGAACATTCCTCTGTCCATTCGCTCTTGATCGATTCTAAAGATTTCATGTATAGTTTTATATTTAATGTGTTTACAGTCCATGTCTTTTATCCATGGACCACCTCTTGTAAAGTGAACAGCACCTGCTTTGTAAAAGTTTGCTTCATCACTATAACCCTCGCACCAATTCCATCTATCTGGAATAGCACCAATCTTATTGGCATTAGTCCATTGGAACTGATGTAAGTATTGACCAGACTCAGTATTAATGACTTCTGGTGTCAATTTCTTGCAGTCTTCATGAGCATTATTGAATACCATAAGACTTGACCATAACTTCTTAGGATACCAAACATCCTTTTCGTTTCCTAGTTTCTGGCGATAACCTTTATCACTGAAGTCATGCTTTACACAAGATACTGCTTCATCATAATTAACTGACATGATGAGTGGAGTCGGATCTTGTAGGAAAACAAAGTCATCGTCGCAGAATAAACTTATGCCCTCATAATTTTCTAGATGAGGAATTAGGAAGCGACTATATGTAAACTCAGTTGATTGGTTAGCATACTCTCTAGTGTATTCAGGTATTTGTGATACATCAAGATATTTGATAATGAAAGGGTGCGACCACTTATTGATTGATCTTTCGCATGCTTTTGATGCTGTACCATGTCTGCTGTCATACCCAATGTACAGAGTTGGTTTCTTTTCGAACATATGCTTTATCTTAGCATAATGATCATCGTAATTGACTTGGTAGTTTATAGTTTGGAAACATTCTAAATTGCCCCATCCTCCCCCATTCACAAGAAAGTCTAATGAGAACTCACCTTCTTTGTGCACATGGTTTTGCCAAAAGATATCACAATACATTTCAAAGTCTAAAGCAGGATACTCTCTGAATAGTTCGTAAGGATCCCAAATTATAACATTAGGATTCCAGTCTAACCATCTAAGTGCGTTTACTCTACCTGTTCCTGGATGTACATGATAAGAAAAGGATAACTGATGATTCTTATTAGCATCATAAGTCAACACACCTTGTGGTGGATATTCTAAACCATTGCTTTTGATATTATGAATAAGATAATGCATCTTATTGAAATGATACATCCTATTCTGTTCTTCAGTTCTATGGGGTAATGTAGATCCAATTACATCATACTTGTTTTTGAATGCAAAGTAATCTCTGATTCTAATATGTGTATCTGGTCTCCCATTGTTAATACGAGAATCTACAGTTTTGAGTGGAACATACCTACATGCTCCAGGAAACTCTTTAAACCATTGTTTTGCTAAAGGTGCTTCTTCACCTTTTTTAGATATGGTTTCAAACTTTTTAGTTTCGCGTGGAAAGTCTTCAAGTATCATAATATATCCTCAAGTATATTCTACTATATTTATCAGGTGTTGTAAAGGTGATTTACGAGTTGTCAGAGATGTTGAAGTATGTAAACCTAAAACTGATGTTAGATGTTAGAGTAGCAACATCTGTACTTTCACTAGACATTTGAAACCCACCCAATGCTATGGGGAAGGCATCATAAAATCTCATAAACTTATTTGGATTATTCTTGTTGGTATTGATAACCAGTGTGATATCTTCATACTGCTCTAAATCAGAACCTGTGCCTGTATAAGCATTAGTAGAACTAGAAGTAGTTCCTGTCAATGCTTTGAAAGTTTCAGGATCATTTGCGGGAGTAATGGCACGCATCCAATCATATACTTCTTTGTAGTTTTTTAGATCTTCATCCACAAGATATGTGATGTTTAAGTCCATAAAACTTATCTTATCTCCAGGATAGTATGCATTCACACCAATGTTAGTAGCAAAGATTGCTTCTGAGAAACTTATGTCTGGTACTGTAACTGCTGTACAGAAGTATTCTACAGTTGGTAATCTGGGGATCAACAACTTAAAGGATGTTGGTTGTAAATAAGATTTGTTAGTTGGTGTTGGCATATTAGTATTTATATAAAAAAAAGGGCAGATAAACTGCCCTTAGAAAACAATTAATTGTTTTTATAGAATGTTAG